ATATTAGCCACATAAATATCATTATCATTCTTAGGCATAGTCTTAAGTATTTCAAACTTTAATCCTTGGCGCATGGCAATCACAAGCTCATCGTCACCTTCCCAAGCAGGATCGCACGTAATAATGCGTGGTGCAAAATCATATTGGTCTTTGCGCAGATGCTTATCAAAGGCATTATCAACATCATTAGTTGAAATGAATTGCTTGAGTGATAGTGAAGGGAACATGCCGCGCACACGGACTTTAACAAAGTCGCTATTCTCGCCATAATCTTCTACCCATTCAGCAATCAGCTTCTTGTTGGTCAATTTAACTGTGCGAGAATCAACCTGCCTTGTATTCCATCGGTTACGCTGTCCATTAAAGCAGCTATGAAACTTACCGCTGTTACGTGTTGGATTGCCGAAAGCAAACACCATAGGCTCACCATCGGTTAGACCACCTTCTGCCACTTCCCAAATTACATCAGGCACAGCAGATGCTTCATCGAAGATATAAAACGAGGTAGAGTTAGCCGCGTGCTGTCCAGCAAATGATTCTGAATTTTCTTCACGGCAGGTTTGCGCAGAGCAAAACCATGATTCAGGCGCTTCTTTGTGATAAAGCTTAGTGGTGTTGATTTCAAACCAGTGAGCAGTAATTGATAGCTTTACCCACTTTTGAATCTGCGCCCATGTTTTAGTTTCAAGCTGAGCGCCAGTGTTTGCAGTGACCGTGCCTTGTGCATAAGGTCTGGTTGACATAATCCACGATACTAACCAACCAGTCATTGCAGATTTTCCAATGCCATGACCTGAGCTTACCGCCTCACGAATCGCATCAACGGCATTCACGCCATCAAATCCGTGCGCTTTGACTTGTTTGCTGATGTTATCAAGAAACTCACACGCCCATACATCCGGGCCGTATTTACACTTGAATCTCGATTTGTATGGTTCTTCAAGCTCAACCAATTGCAATGCAGGGTTACTATCCCACGGAAATGCAAAGATAACGTAGCCTAATGCATCGTCATAATACTTTCCTATCTCACGCGCTAAATCAATATCAGCCCTACTGAACACGCGCTCTCGCTTTCGTTATCTCTGAAGCTAAGCTCAACTCACCTGTTAGCTCAACTTTCTCAGTAACAAAACCAAGCAACTTAGCCTTTGACATTGTTGCTTGATTAGCCGCACCAGCTTGCACAGTTTCAGCGGATAAAGCAGCCTTTCTATTCTCATCAAGCTCATTAAGAATATCATCTAGCGTTTCTTCTCTACGCTTTTGAGCGTCTATTAAGCGCTCATCAATATATGCCTTTACCTTAACACTTGTTAACAACCTAGAGGCTTGTTGCTCAGCAGTCTTGTGAGAAAATCCAGCAGCAATAGCCGCACGTTTACCGTTGCGGTCTATTAACCATTCATCTGCAAATATTTTATGATTAGGTCTTAACTTAGCCATGTGTTTTACGTTTCCTAAGCACTAACATAACCGTATGTAATGTTTCACCGCTGATAAATGCAAATGGCAATGTGTATTGAAAGTAAAAGTTACGATCTTTAACCTCTCGCTGCACTCTAAGCCACTTCATATCTATTTGCGCATTGCTATATGAAGTGATGCATACCAAACCTAAAAGATAGTGCCTGACAGTTGCGCTACCTACTATCTGATATGCAGGGCTTTCTTTACTGAAGTCTATTGCAGTAGTATTCATAATAATTACACCCTACCCCATCCAATTAATCATTAGCGCACCCATCATATGAAACTACGATTTTTTAACATAGCATTTAATTCAATTACTGCAGCCAGCAAACCTTCTTGCGTTAAATCTTGTATTGGCGTACCCATGTAAGTAATTACCTCACCTGATTTTTTGTAATCTTCTATTTTTTCTTTGTAAATATCAGTCATGCCACTATCAACGACATATTGAAGCGATTTTGATGGTATGTTCTTGCAAGCATTCATACAAAGTATCATTCTCTCTGCTGTTTCAATGCTCATGGAAGCACTGTATTCACCGTTTGCAGATCCATCATCAGCAACAACATTCCCTTCATTATCTTCTATTTCAAAATAACTCATTTCTTGAAACACTATTTTTAATGGATATTTCATTTTGTCCTCTTTTCAATTGCACCAAGTGCGATAACTTAATATATCACGTACCGTTCTGATGCTCACTTTAGCAAGCTTTGATAGGCGCTTGTAACCCCACTGAAACACTTCATGCAGATGCCTAAGCATATCCACCTGATTTGAAGTTAATTTGTGCTTGTGATGTGATTCACCATATCTTGAATTTTTCATGCTATTCACCCCTTAACCTATCAGGCAAAATTACCTCGTCACCACTAAAAACCATTTCATGCGCAAACTTTTTTGCACCACCAGGCAGATGTACTAAGTAGCCTTGATTCTTAATCACGGTGTAGCAGCACTTAATGCCGTTCACGATGATGACTTCTGAATCAGTCCAGCTTGATGTTTTATTGTTGAAAATGGCTTCTAGCTGTTTGTTCATCTAAAACATCCCCATGGTTGATCCAATGTAAACTTTTGGCGCCTTGTGCTCCTGTCTGCGAAGCGCGTCCGTCTGCTCGTGAAGTTTAATAAGCCGCTTGTTCTTATTTGGCTGAACAATCATGTTTGGCGACCACTTAAGTTCATCTACTACTGTTTTTTTCAATATCACGCGATTGCGCGTTTTCTCGCTTACTTGCTTAACGATTCCACCTTTAGATACGTGGTCTGCCAATGCCTGATATTGCATAGGTTTTGTGCCATCTTTAACAATGATTGCCAATCCGCTTTCAATCAACCGCCCTAAATGAGATCTGGTATTTCTATCGTGCCATCCAAAGTGAGTAGCAATCTCTTTGCTGGTCTTTGGTGTACTTATAAAACATAAAATGTCGCTGTATCGTTGATAATTGTGATCTTTAGGCATTACGCTGCTAACCTTTCTTGTTCTTTTTTTGCTTCTTTAATCATTAATTTAAACTTTGCGATCAATTCTTTACACTCATCTACGGTGTAGCGGTGTATCTCGTTGTAGTTCTCTATAAATTCAAATCGCTCCATGCCTATTTTCTTTATCAGTCGTGGGCGGTAATAGAATGTATTGCCGCTTAAATGCACATTGCAGTTATTGCTACATTGCTTGTGTATGTTGTCTAGGTGAAATCGCAACTGTGGTGCTGCCTTCACAGTGCGGTAATGCCCTGCATCGTATTTAATTTTTGGATTAGTCGTTCCGCAGCTGATACACGGCTCGTAAAAATCTCTTAACTTCACATACTGGTTACAGTAGCGCTCTACAATCTTTAACCACTTTGATAGTGGCCTACTCTCTTCAAGCTTCGCTTTTGTTTCTTTCCTAATGCGCTTGGCTTCACTTGCCTCACGTTTAATGCGTAAGTTTTCTGCATGGACTGCCGCACATTGCCAATTGCATACAGACTGCATAGGCTTGGCCGGAATAAACTTTTTCGGGCAGGCTTTACATTTCTTTGGCTTTGGTTGTTTGGCTGGTTTAATCATGCCGCCCTCTTCTCTTCAATCTCTTGATAAAAAGCATTCAACTCAGCTATGCAATCGTTGTATAAATTGGTTGTTTGGCGCTTCCAGAAAGAATCGTAGAACGTGACCAAGTTACGTAATGCAGCTAACTCATCGCTATACACTCGAAACTTACCTGTGCTTTGATAGCGCTCTAAAATCAACTTAGCTAAAAAGTTAATGGCTTTCACTGATTCTTTTAGCCCTTCGTCTGCTTTGTAATTAGCGGCAATATTTAATGTGTTGGCCATGCGGATTAGGTAATCGTACTCATCGCGTGTCGCGGTACCGAACTGAAAAGCATTGAGCATCGCAAACTCTTCTTTGCCTTCAACCGTGTCATTCATTACTCGATTAACTAGCATTGGCACGCTGGCATGTGATGGCTTGTATTTTTTATTGCGTTTCTTACTCATAAAAACCCCACCACCTTATTCATCACATCATCCAATTCATTACGGCCTGCGTAGTTTGTTAACACCTTCTCAAGCACTACCGTTGCCACCGCGCTATAAACCTGTTCAAACTGAACATCATCCATACTGGCAAAGCTGATTGATTGCGCTTCTAAACGCATTTCGCCATCTAGGTTGAATGTCTGCTCGTAAAATCCTGCTTGGATCACTACATCTTTACGGAATCTCTCAAAGCTCTTTGCTACTGGCTGGCCTTTGTACTGTTTGTGCTTACGCTCTGGGTGCCATGCCTCAAAAGCAAAGTTCAAAAGCGCGAAGAATTTGCGATGAAACTTACCGTTACGAGGGAATATCGCCTCGAAGTCCACAATCTCACCTACTTCAAGGTTGTTTACTCGCTTCCAAAACCTGCGCCATGCTTTATGGTCTTGTTCTGATACACCACCAATCACGCTGAATAGGTACTCGTACAGCACTTCTTTCTGCTGTTCTGATAGCTCTACATCAGCGCGTTTGGTTATGGTGAAGTCGCTCATGCTTCTGGGTTCCACATTTGCCACTTATCGCGGCAACTAGCACAGCACCAACGCGCACCATTTACAGTTTCGCCAGTACACTCTAGGCATACAGTTGATTTAATAGCTGGCTTAACCTTGGACTGTATCGCCGCCACACCTGCATCACGCTCACGCTGCGCAAGGTCTGCGCCTAGGTCTAATGGATCGGAATGTTGCTCGCTCATACCTAGCCCAAATCCGATACAGAATCAGCAGCTGTTTTAACTACGCCAATGGTTTCAGGAATCGGGAAACCTGTTTGCTTGCGTGCACCTTCGTGTAGTGACTGCTTAAGCAAATAGCCTTCTAGCGCCCATATCTTTTCGCGTGCATTTTGGTAAGCGATTTTTTTACCAATTTCTGCATCAAAGTTTTCAGGACTAATGCATGCACTTTCACCAACAACATGCGTGCCGTTTTTAAGCGTGATTACACAAACTGTTAAGGTTGTGCCTTCTGGTTGCCAGTATTGGCCGCCTATCATCACACCATCAATAAGTTCTGGCGTTAAACGTGGTGCATTTAAACCTTTGGCTTTAATTTCTTGCTCAATTTGCTGTTCGCTCATAATCATCATCCTTTTCTATTAAAAATTACTGCTGGTTACTCTACAATTTGCCAATCATCAGCAAGCATGTCTGACTGACTAGCAAGCCAACCCATAAGAATTTCACCTGATGCTGTTTTCATGAGGATGTATGGGAGCACTTCGGCTGAGCCACCGTTTAATTCAGCATGGTTGCGCGTATGTTTATTCCAGAATTTCTCTGCTGGTAATGATTTAGCGCCTTCACCTTTAGCAATCCACATGCCTTTGCCATTCCAACCAGCGCGTGCAACTTTTTTACCTTGGCCCATTGCATCCAATGCAAGCCCAAAACTTAAGCCATCAACTGCTCTGTAAGCATTATCAAACTGCTCTTTAGGTGACCATGAAACATAGCCTGCATATTGCTCAGTGTTAGGCTTGCCGCCATCTTTGTACTCGACTAAATAGCCTTCATCATTACCGTTCTCATTTGCTGGCAATGTCCATCCGCGAAACTCGTTGTAAGCTAAGCGTGTCATTGGAATTGCATTGATAATCTTGGTGCCGATATATGTTTTCATCACATCATCCTTGTTTAAAAAGTTGTTTAATCTCAGCTCTTGATTGAGCTACCGTCTTTACTGCTTTCACTTCACTCTCACCGTTGGCTTTCTTTTCACCAGTGAATACTTGATTTCCATTTGTTGCGCGGTAGGTGAAGCTAAAACCTGCCGCATGCATTTCATTGATGAATTGATTGCAGGTTTTCTCGGTCATGCGGACAACTCCTTCTTTGCCATTTCACAAAATATTCCACACTGAATTTCTGGCTCTGATTGGTAGTTTCCAGTGTTAGGCTCTAATTCATCGAGGAATGACCGTTCTTCTTCAATACGAATCATGCGAACATTTAAGCGTCTTGATTCTTTAGCCATGTAATTAAAAGTTTCTGGGAAATCATTTCTAATTTTGTTCCAGTAGCCTTGACCAGTTGATTTAACACACCCAATGCAGTTGTTATGCTGATAACCAAGTTTGTACATTGTCGGTATTTCTATTCCAGCATCTTCAATAATTGCCAAACAATCAGAATGTTCTAGTCCACGTTCAATTAATGGTGAAACAGCATCAATATTGTTTGCATCTAAAAATCTATCCCAACGGTCTTGCTCTTCTGCACAGTATCCGAACACATGTTTGTCAGTAGGTAATTGAAAATCAATGCGCAAATCTTTCTTTAACCTGCCTGTGCATGGCGCACCATCTACGCCTGATATATAACCTCGCTGCTTAATTACTTCACGCACTGAACCGTTAAACTTTTTGTTAATTAATTGTGTTATAGGCATGCCAAACCACTTTTCACAATCCTTGGAGAACCTGTCATTGTCCTCATGTTCTTCAAACACGATCGCGCGAACAATCACAATGTTTTCTTTTCCATATTGTGATATTGCCAACTTGGTTGCAACGGCACTGGCGACACCGCAAGAGAACCAACAAACTATTCTGCTCATGCCGTCATCGCCTCAACTTCTTTTGCAAGCTTCAATGAAATATCTGGGTATGCTTTCGGGTTAGCCAGAATCGGTTTAATCCATGCGCGGAAATCAGTGCGACTTTTTGCCGTCATTGACGTTGATATTTCAGTCATACGCTCATGGTTCTTTTGCAGCTCTTCTTGCGTAAACTGTCTACCAATTGCTTTGGTCATTTCGCTTGGCGAACTGGCTTTGCATAACTGCACAAACTCTGGCAATGTTGGGGGAAATCTCAAATTGTCAGCGCAATAATCAACTGCTTTAAACACCGCTTTTGAACTCATGCCTGATAGTTTCAATTGCCATTCCGCTTTCACAGAATCAACAGGCACGTCCGACCACATATCAATCCAATGCTTGCCGTAAAAACTAGCCATGCGCAGAAATAAGCGATCTATCGGGTTCTGTTGTGTAGTCTGATACATCGATGATTCTTGGCTGGTTGTCTGCATTTGTAATATCTCCGAACATGGCTTTAGCCGTTGCACTGCGTTTATCGTGAATTGATTGTGATTTCTGTGGTGCGCTTGGTAGTGCGCCTTTGTGTAAAACAAGCTTTGCTGCCTCTTCTCGCTGGCGCTTAACTATCCCGAGGGCATAACCAAACCCTTTGCCACTAGAGGCGGCCTTCTTTGCTGCATCGACAAATTCAGCTTCCGTAGCGCCTGCATCAATAAGCGCTATGAGCGTTGGGTTTGATTGGCTCATATCGGTGAGCGCTTTGTTTTGCAAATCGAATTGAATTTTTATTGCAGCACACACAATGCCGATTGGAGTTTTCTCAAAAACATTACAATCTTCTACAGTGTGTGTTTCTTTATTGGTTTTAAATTGGTGTCTGGTGTCTGGTGTGTGGTTAGTGCTATTTTCGTGTTCACTTCGTTGCACGTTATCAGCACGATTCGTGCTATCTTCGTTGCTTGACTTTGCTTCTTTTGCAGCACGTCTTTTTGCTTCTCGTGCTAGCGCTATTTCACGATTCGTATTTGCCTGCTCACCAGCTTTTTGTATTTCAGCTTCAATGCGTGAATGCATCAGCCCACTATCAACAACCTCAAAGAAGCCAATAACAGCCTTCACAGCTTTGCGCTCAATAGGACTTACTGCGCCAGCTATCCTGCACAATGCATCTATGTTGTTTGGTAGTGGTTTTTCAGTAGCGTAGTAGTGATGCATAAGTGATAAATAAGCGCCACGCTCAGTTAGGCTTAAATGGCCTGTGTCACGCTGAAAGTCGCCTATGTAATGTTTGTAGAAATTCACATCAAGCCTTGCATCAAGCCATTAATAGGGTGCTGGCATGTACCGTGGGCTTGAATCACGGTAACGGTGTGTACGCACCTGCCAGCATTGATAAACATTTAAGCCGCCACCTTCAACTGCAATGCTTCAACCGTCTTGCCTGTCGTTGTATCTTTCTTTGTGCCAACAATCTCAATCACGGTATCAATCATGCTGTTTACGCGAGCGCTAACGGTGCTTGTTTCAATACCTGATAGCTGTGCTAACTCTCTGCGTGTATAAACCTTTGCAGGCTGCATAACGCTCACAATTTTTAATTGCTGCGCTTGTAGCTTTTGAGATTTTTTATGCTCGTAAAAAGCATCTAAAGAAGTGTCTTTCATCTTTAATCTTCCTCTCTTCGTGCTAACTCATCTTCAACATCGCCCTGAAAAAGTACCGTTTTGGTACTTTCGTCATCAGCTGCGCCAGAGGATAATTTCTTCATGGCGTTATCTCTAATAAACCTAGTCACCAAAACACGTAAGCAGGCAGAATCACTGAGGCCCACGGCTTCCGCATCGCTATGGAATGAAAGATATTGGTCTGCTGTTAATCCTGCTTTAACAATTACATCGTGCTTAGCCATAGTTGGTCCTTATGCTGCTTTTTTAAGAAGCTTTAATTTGACTGCTAGCATTTCAATGCGCTTTCCTGCATCGTATGAAATGCTTGATTGCTTGCCGTTAACAATGTCAGAAATTCGAGATTGCGGAACATTTGATCTACGCGATATTTCCGTTTGGGTAAGGCCGTAATCAAGTAATTTTTTAATAATTTCACTAATCATAGGAAATGATTATACGCATTCGTATTCATAAGTCAATACGAATTTGCATTAGCAATTTTATATACGTTATCGGATAATAAAAAGATGGAATTTAAAGATTGGTTAAAATCAAAAATGGCAAAAAGAGAGCTTAATAGTGCCTCTCTTGCGGAAGCTATTAGCGAAAATCAACCAACAATTTATAGAATATTAAGTGGCGAAACAAAAAACCCAAGACTGCACATAGTAAAAAAGATTGAATCATTTTTTAATGAAGAGTTTTTAAATGCTGAAGCAATGTCAACAACAACATCTACAAGTGACATTGTAATTAATCAATACCATGACATAAGGGGCGCTATGGGAAATGGCTTAGTGCTTCGGGGTGAATCTGGGCAAATAACAGGATGGAAAGTGACGCCTGAGTGGCTAAACAAAAATGTACCATCTAACACTGGCAATAAGAATTTGACTATCGTTACAGGCTTCGGTGATTCAATGAGGGGAATGTTTAACTCTGGTGATCCGTTGCTAGTAGATGCTGGCGTTAAAAATTTAGAGTATGACGGTGTGTATTTCTTTAGGATTGGTGACGAAGGTTTTATTAAAACACTTCAAAGAATACCAGGTGAAGGTATCAGAGTGATTTCTGAAAATAAAAAATACGAAACATGGACAATTACTAAAGATATGGAATTTGAAGTCTTTGGCCGCGTTTTAAAGGTATGGAAAAGCGAAGAGTTTTAGAATGGATAAAGAATTTTTAACTCATTACCTTCTCTATGTTTTTGTTGGATTTGTGTTATCAATAATTCTTATTCCATTTCATGACAAAATTAGCAGTGATAATAGAAATCAAGATAAAGAATTTAAAATTGGTATGTTTGTTTTAATGTTTTCTTTTATGTGGGGAATCTATCTAATAATTAGCCCATATGTTCTTATAAAAAATTACTTGGAATCTTGGAAAGAATTTTTAAATAAATAGACTATATGAAAACATTACTTATATTAGCATTACTGATTTCAGGGTGTGCAACATCCACTAAACTGTCTAACCAAGCTAAATCCATTCAAGTCATTGAGCAAGATAGCGTTTTAATAAGTAAGTGCAAAATGATTGGATCAGTGAATTCCGTAAAAACAGAAATACTCCCTGCTGACAATGTTTATAATTTGGCTTTAGCTGACACATTAGAGCAAGCTGCAGCATTAGGTGCGGATGCAATTACCATCACCAATGTAGAGCACAGCGCATGGATTGCTAACGCAGTAAGAATTCAATCAACAGCACTCAACTGTTACCACTAGAAATATTTCAATACACAACCTGCTTCGGCAGGTTTTTTTTCGCCTAAAAATCTAGTTTGTAAAAATATTAACAAATAATACGAAAATGTATTGACTTTTATAATACGAATATGTATAGTTCAAACATCGCTACAAAACATCGTTTCGATACTTCCCCAAAGTTTAAGGGTGAAAGCTTCGGTGAGTAGCCCTCTTTTTTAGGATTCAATTATGCAGACAACACCATTTAAACGTGCCCTAGCAATGATGGCGCAAATTCAAGCAATTATTTCTAGTTCGCCAGCAGGTATGCAGCAGATATTAATGGGCCAGTTAGGTCCATATAAATCTCGCGGACATGGTCGTGGTTTGTTTGGTAAAAATTACTTCAAGTCGCGCAGTAAATATTCTCCACATCAAAGCAAACGTGAATGCGCAAGGCGTGTTCTACAAATGGCAAAAGCATAAATTTGTATTTCAAATTTTAGGTGAATGAAAATGAATAAACAGATTTCAGAGAGCACAGATGTACGCACAGTTGAAACGCTAATCCGTGAAGCATTGGCGCTAGGTTTAAAAGTGGTGCATCGCCCAGATTCAGCAAAGGCGGCTTAGCCATGGCTGATAAAAATACAGGTGGATCAGCATTTCCAAGCCATGGAAGCATGGGTGAAGTGGCTCAAGATGGCATGACATTACGTGATTACTTTGCGGCAAAGGTTTTGCAAGGAGATTCTTCTGCTGAAGGTGGTTGGTCGGTTAATGTTACAGATGAAATGATAAAAGCTAGGGTTGCTATTTATTACAGACTAGCAGATGCAATGCTTGAGGCTAGAAAGGCTTAACCATGCCCTTACTAGAGCAATACATCATTGACCAAGACGGCGTTAAGCGCGTGGTGTTTGAGGAATCTGAAAACAAGCACGCCAACGAGTTTGCAGAGTACCAAGCAGGCTATGAAGCCGCACCAAACAAGCTTGATTACAACATGCAACTGATGAAGCAGATTAGAGCGAGGCATCCACTATGAAAACACTTTACTCAATCATATGGGCAGCAATCATCGCCTTGGTTGTATTCGGTGCAATACACATACAGCAACAGTTAAACGCTGAGATTGATAAGCGTGCAGATGCAAAGATTAAAGAGGGTTGGTGCAATTTAGATTTTGACAGTAGCAAAGCAAGTATTGAGTGCAGCAAGGTTTCAAGACTGGAAAGAAAATGAGTTTTACGCAGTATTACAGCTATTGCCGCAGGCATGGAAGCGGAATGGTTAAGAGTTTTTTGAGAGCAATTAAGGTTAATTTTTAGGAGTATTCAAATGAGTACAGCATTATCAGAACAGCAAAATTCAGGGTTGGCATCATACAACGACAACATGATGATGGACGTTCAGGCGATGAAGCACATGATGGATGTTGCTAGCTTTATGTCTGGCGCAACAATGACATTGCCACAACCGTATCAAAAGAACCCAGCTAACTGCTTAGCGGTAGTGATGCAAGCGGCGCAATGGAAGATGAACCCTTTTGCAGTTGCTCAAAAGACACACTTTGTTAATGGCACTATCGGCTATGAGGCGCAGTTAGTTTCTGCGGTAATTCAGCAATCTGGTGTAGTGACTGGCATGTTCGAGTTTGAATGGTTCGGTGACTGGTCAAAGGTTATCGGAAAGTTCAAAGAAGTCGAAAGTAAATCTAAGACAGATGACTATGGCAGACCTAAAAAATACAAAGTTCCAGCATGGGATTTTAAGGATGAAGAAGGTCTTGGCATTCGCGTATCAGCAACATTACGTGGTGAAAGTCAGCCTCGCGTTCTTGAGTTGCTTCTAACTCAGGCAACAACTAGAAATTCAACATTATGGGCAGATGATCCTAAGCAGCAAATTGCATATCTTGGTGAAAAGCGTTGGGCTAGATTGTATTGCCCTGGCGTTATCTTGGGTGTTTATACATCGGATGAGCTAGAAACTATCCCTGCTGAAAAAGACATTACGCCAACTCAAGATAGCGCCAAAGCCGAACCTGTTTATTACACAGATGATGAATTCAATGCTAACGAAAAAGCATGGAAAAAAGTGATAGCAAACGGCAAAGCACCTAAACAGTTTATTGCCTTCGTTGAAAGCAAAGGCAAGTTATTCACGGAAAACCAAAAAGAAGAGATTGAGCTTTGGTCACCAAAAGAGAAAGCGCCTACCGTTGTTGAAGGCGAAGCAACCAAAGTAGATGACAGTTTTACAGCAGCCTACGAAAAGGCAGAAAGCGCAGCTAAATAACATGAACATTCATAACTTAGTACAAGGTACACCAGAGTGGCACGCACACCGCGCTAATTACTTCAACGCAAGTGAAGCGCCAGCCATGCTAGGTGTTAGCAAATACACAACACGCGACCAGTTAATCCATTCTATGGCAACTGGACTAACCAAAGAAGTAGATGCTAGCACACAAAAGATTTTTGATAACGGCCATAAATTTGAAGCCCTAGCACGCCCTATTGCCGAAAAAATCATCGGTGAAGATTTATACCCTGTTGTTGGCTCAATGGGTGAATACAGCGCCTCATTTGATGGCATTACGATGGGCGAAGATATTATCTTTGAACACAAAACGCTAAACGATGAGCTGCGTGAATGCTTTGCAAATGGTGAGCAAACACCTTTGATGTATCGCGTACAGATGGAGCAACAACTAATGGTTTCAGGCGCTGAAAAGTGCCTATTCATGGCATCAAAATGGGATGGTGAGCAATTAGTAGAAGAGTTGCATTGCTGGTACACCCAAGACATAGAGCTACGTAAGCGCATTGTGGATGGCTGGAACCAATTAAAAGCTGATTTAGATGCATACGTTCCACCAGTAAAGGTTGAAAAGGTAGAAGCTGAAACAATCAAAGCCCTACCAGTGCCTAGCGTTGTGGTACGTGGTGAAATTACTGCATCGAATCTAACTGAAATCACACCGCAGTTCGATACTTACCTAGAAAGCATAAAAACAGAGTTAAGCACTGATCAAGACTTTGCGGACGCAGAAGCTAATGCTAAGAACTGCCGCGAAATGGCAAAGCGCATCGAGGCATTGCAAGAAAACATCATCGGTCAAATGGTGACAGTTAACGAAGCAAACGGCATTCTTGAGAACTACAAAAAAGCATTTAACGCGATTGGTCTACGATTAGAGAAAGCAG